GGCAAACTTTGTTTCGTAGTCTGCAACTATTGCCGCTATCTCCGCCTCTCGCTTAGTCATTAACGCCGCATCCAAGGCATCGCGCCTATCGAATTCGGCTTGCTCTTCGGCGGCCGATTGTTGGCGGATAATGTTTAGCTTATTGTTTAGCGTTGTCTGCATCTCCGCCGATTCGGTTCGGATGTTTATTAACGCAACTTCGAGATCGATTAGCCTTTGCTGATCGGCTTCAGTTGACTCGCTAAGGGCCATCGTCTCTTTTTGAATCCGTACCTCTTCAGCCGCAAGGCGAGTTCGTTCGGCCATTAAGCCCTTCTCAATATCGATAGCTTTTTGCGCGGCCTCTAGTCGATCCTCTAGTGTTCGGTTCGTATCCTCTGCGACTAAGTTGTACTCCTTAATCTGAGCGCGGCCCTCGGCAAACTCTAAGGATAAACCTCTTTGGTCTTCACGAAGTTGAATAGAGGCGGCGGATAATTTAGAGGCGGCGGTAAAGGCGTTATTCATCGCCGGTACTACTTCGTTAACCACCGATACAACCCCTTCAACTCCCGCTATCAAAATGGCGGTTCCCGGTATTAACCTTACTACAGCAGATCCCAATAACTCCGCGCCTTGACTAGCTGAATCCATTGCCGCACTAAACTCACCTTGGAACACTAAAGAAATCGCTTCACCTAAGAAGCCAAGTCCATCCATAGCTTTAGTAATTTGATCCGTTACGTAGGTTGTAAACGTATCTGCAAAGTCTTTCATAGCTTGTTTCGGATCTTGAAAAACTGATATAATTGTTTCGCCCATGCTCGCGGCGAGATCCATTACAACATCGAACGTAGCACCTAGCCCGGCGGTTATTTTCTCTAACATCTCCGCGCCCCTTTGGGTTTTGGTGAATGCCGCAATTAGGCCCGTTATTCCTACGACTAATGCCCCCACCCCGGTTGCTATAATAGCCGTCTTCGTGAGTTTCAATCCGGTGATAAATTTCTTTACTCCGCTAACGGCTCCCCGAAGGCCCGAAACTAGTCCGCCCGTGAATTTATCGGCCGTCCCTTCCAAATCCTTGAAGCTATCGCCTAGATCATTGGTTTTTGATTCTACCTTATTTACATCCGTCGCGGCCTTATCTAAGCCGGTGACCTTCAAATTAACCGTTACATCTTGCGCCATTGCGGATTCCTTTTTGAATTTTTTTTAACGCCGGCTCGTTGCCTAACTCATAGAACCCGTAGAGGCGGGCTAAATCTTCATGCCCGTAAACCTCTAATTTTTGAGATACCGTTAACGCTTGAACAATGAGAAGCCCGGTATTATGTATGTATCTACTCATTCTTTAATTATTACCAATCCATCTTCGGTTGTAATAGGATTGCCGCTCTCGGTTGTAATTGCATTCGAGGTTCTGAAACTAGATATAGAAACGGTGCGAGTCATTTCTACATCTAACTCCCACTCGCAATCGCTACCCGTATCCGAATCAATAATAAGTCTAACGGTTCCCGTTTGCGATCCGCTACTTGCTACGGAAAGCGATACGGTACGCGTTCCGGTTGTCGGAGTCTTCTCTTGAGTTTGCGACGTGATTGTATTAAACTTATCCGAGCCTCTGACTATAGCCGTCCACTCTTGGAAATCTTGATCTCCTACGGTTCCCGTGCCTCCCGTTTTCCCTACTTGTACGCTCGTGGCTCGAATCGTAAAGGCGGCAAATGTGGTTTCGTCAACCATAATTGTGCGCCCTCCGCCAACGGGTTTAGCACCTATCGAAGAACTTCCGTCTGTTCGGCCGGTCATAATGAAACGATCCGTTACGGCTATATCTCCATTAGATAAATTACGAACGCGCCTTGTTGTTTGGTTAGCCGGTAGGGGTAGCCGGTTCATTAAATGCTTTGCGGTTCCTTCGGCGAGTTCGTCGTAATCGTCCACCGAAATAACACCGGGATGCCCTCCGCCGGATGGGTTGCCTCCGCCTCCCGTTAAGCCACTATCGAAACCGATGGTTGAATCGTTATTACCGCCGCCGCCGCCGCCAACTCCTCCGCCTCCTCCGGTATCGTTATCGGGCGGGTTCCAATAGCAAAGGTTATTCTGATAGGTATAGCCGTTAGACTCGCAGCATATTTGCCCCGGATCGGTTATAGTGTTACCGTTTGCATCGGCAAAGCCCATAGTTCCATCAAATAGCGGAAAGGTTGGGTAGCTAGTACACTCTCCAAAAGTCTCCCTACCGAGATCCCGAAGGAAAACGCATTGGGTTGTCTCGTGGCTTCCGGCTTGATAGTTTTTGATTTCTGTTAAACGGTATGCGCTACCCTCTATGAAGATCCGGTTATTGAATCGAAGGATACGAATATCGGAGGCGGATAGATAAAACGAGGCTTCGAATATCCTTGAATCCGGGCTATAGATTGAATTAATATACTTACGCCAATACGTATAGAAATAGCCGCCGATGCTCGTTTGAGATATTAGGCCGCTATTCATAGAAAACGGCGGAGTCGTTCCTTGCCAATATAAAGAGAGGGCCGTACTTGTAACCGGGCTTTGATTATAGGGAGAGCAAAAGGCGAGCGCAATTATAGACGTTCCCTGAATGTAGATGGTACTCGGTAAAGTAATAAGGGACTGAAGGCAAAATAGCTTCGACGGTTGGGCTACCCATTTCGTTGCCCCGTCATCGTTTAGGCTATAGAACCTTCCGGCTAGATATCCGGGTAGATCGGTATTCGGATCGCCGTAACTATTCGGAACCGGGTACACATGGAACGGTGCGAAAATCGGTTCGTTCTTTAACTCACCTTGTGAAAACTCATCTTCAATAACTTGAACATAACGGCCGAAAGTAGTTGCGCCGCTTTCTTGTATGTAGTTATTTCCTACGTCGGCCGAGGGCGCGTCCCCTAGATTGATTGTTTTGGTCTTTAGTTCTGTTGTTGGTTTAATCTTTCGCTCCTTATCATAGTCTAGCTTATCTGACCAATCGAGAGTATCCCCGGATTCTATCCAATCGTCGTAGGGTTCGATTAGTAAACGCGTTGCATTATCCGGATCCGATTCGATTACTAGATTAAACCGTTGGGCTAAATCCTTTAGGAATGACGCTTGGGATATTGGCGGCATACAGCGCGGAACTAAGCACTCAATTTCTAAAGCCTCAAGTCCCTTGAAGTAGATAAAGGAATTAACGCCGCCGCTAGATTGTAGAACTTGAATGTAGTTTGTACCGCTTCCAACGGGGCCGGTGATGTTTTGCCACCATACGCGAAGTTGAACGGCATCGCCTTGTTGTACTTCCGGGACAATTCCGGTTCCGGTTATTTGAACAATAGCCGAAGTGCTAGAAGTTAAAGGGGTAACGATATCCGGCCCCGTTTGGCCGTTAGAAGAAACCACGGAGATATGGATAGCACTTTGCGCCCAATCTACTCCTTGACCTTGAACCCAAATTGAAAAGGATACTTCTACGCTTCCCGTTTGTGGGGCTACATAACTCAATCCATTGTGCAGCGTGGACGGATCAAAAAACCCATCCGCCGCGTCTTCATCTCCAAAGTACACGGCCACCTCGTTTGATGCCCCGCTGTTTTCTGTAATGAAATTTTGATAGAGTCCCACCCTACAATCGTCCGAAGCATTACGAGCGTAACGCTCCATGTGATCGGCGAGGCTCATATAGAGAGAAGCGAAGTAAGAACCCGAAAGAAATGTAGAGGTATAGGAGAATCCCGCTACCGATAGGATGCGATCTAAAACCGCCTTGAGTTTTATGGCCGGCTTGAAGTCTCCGCCTCTGATTAGAAATTGGCCGCTTACATCGTTATCGAATAGACCGCCTTGCGCTACCTCATCGGCGTAAATAGGTTGGCCGCTTTGAATCAGTCCATGGTCAATAAAGGGAACCATAACCGTACCGGCTCCAATTGATCCGTTGGTTATATCATTCGTTACGGCTTGGCTTAGTCTTATGTTCGCCGCATTCATAACGAAGTTATAGGTAGTAACATCGGCTCCCGCTTCTTGGAATGCGTTACGCAATGTCTTAACCCCAACCGTAGAGAATAGATCTCCGGCCTCGCCTTGTACGCTTACCTCGTAAAACCGGTTCAATAGATTGACCGAGAATAGCCGAAGCGTTCCCCGGATAACATCGGATCCGTCCTCGACTATCACGGCGAACGTATTCAAAGCCGGGTTGAAGTCCCCGTCTACTAAATTGGCGTTATAGTACGCTCCAAAAAATCTATCATTCTTATCGGTAAAGGGAAGGCGAAACGTTTGCGAATAAGGGCTACTCCGTTTCATTAACTCCCCCGGCTTGGCTACCGCAAGATTCAAAGAAATAGCCGGAGCGTTTTCTAGATCTAACGTAACGAAAGGGGCGGGCGTTCCTTTTTGCTCTCTTGCTCTTAGTTCGATCATTGGAAATAGGGACGGTTAGCGTACTTCAATTTAACTTGATAAGTGATTAGCTTATCGTTCGCGTTGGTCTTAGTTACAAAAGATGAATCCGTTACTACTACCGGAATGGCCGAGGCCGGGTTACCCGAATCGTAAACAAATACAGAGGGAGAGGTTACTAGGTCTTCAATCATAGGAACGTAACGGGCATTCATCCAATCGGTAGAAAGCGTTTCGAGTTGTTCGGCGGTTACGTTGGTGACCGTTTCGCCTCTATCGCGTACGTTATAATTCCAATCTACGGTATTAGAGATATTATCCCAATTCCCGCGCCCCGATCTAAAGGTGCTACGGTCAATCTTCGATAGGCTCTTTATGCTCTTTTGGTTTAGGGTAAAGTAATCCCATGCGCCTACCTTATTTAGATAAGCCACTCTCCGAGCCGGGTACTTACTACAGTTATTTTCTATAGTAAATTGGAATACTCCTGTTACTTGATTTGTAGCCGTCGAATCATATGCGCCCCAAACGTAATAGTAGGCAACCGTACCACCGGAGAAATAACCGGATAACGTTACGTTGTCGCTTTGCTGTTCTAGGTTCAAAGGCCCCGCCCCGAAGTAGTAAACGAATTTACCTTGCGCCGTTACTGGGAAGGAAGCCGGGCCTCCATTGTTAGAGATAAACTCTATACTTTGATCCGTTCCGATTTGAGTACCCGAAGCATCATAGCACCGCACAAATACTCTATCGATTAGCCGCGTTACTTGGGTAGCTACTTTCTCCACCGGAGAGAATGCAAGCGTATACGATTCGCCCGATCCGATATTAGTGCCTCGCATTTCTAACGCCGCCAACCCGGTAGGGTTAGATCCGAGTAAAGGCGCGCCGCTCATAAATTGGTTATTTAAGTTATCGGCATCGGTAATAGATCCGGTATTTCCTACGTCGGCTTGATATTGGCCGTTGCCTCTAAGCGTGTTATTATATCCATTGACATAGGAAGCCGGGGCGTTACGAAAGGCAAAGAAGGTAGTAGCTACTTGGTTCCGATATTCTACCGGATCATCCGTTTCGGTTGCTGCAAATTCATAGCCTAACTCGACTTCAAATTGTGCGGCTTGTCCATAGGTTCCGTTCCCGCTTGAAGAGTAAGGCTTGTTCGGGGTATAGTTAGAAAGCCCCACTGTTCCAATAAAGGCCGGGGTATTTACTTGGCTCGGTGTATTGGCTAGGTAATCGTTAACGATATTCGAGACATCGAAAGCGGTAGCCGTAGAATTGGCTCCGCTTGGGAAGGTCTTTAACGATGCTATAAGCGTACCGGCGGAGTCTTTAATATCTAGAATAAATCGATACTTCGGTTCGCCCGCGTTTGCGCTTTCGTAGGCTTGGATAATTACGGGTATGCGTGTTGTCTGTAGACTGCGCGTGCTTGGAATGCTTGTAAAAGAAACGGCCATTATTCGGGAGTTGTTATTGGGCTTAGAGCCTGAATGATTAAAGCCGCTAGATCTTGCCCTATGGCTAGTGCTAGTTTCGGCTCTCGCTCTTTAATAACCGCATCATAGGGCGCGGTAAAGAAGTAGCTAGGTTTTATGCCGGTAGTAAATATCTTATTGGCGATAAGTCGAACGAGCGTTTTTCGTGGGGTAAATCTACCTTGTTCGTCTCTCGTTCCTTTTATATTCTTTTGGATAACCCAACGATCAATGCCGGCGGTTAGCCCTCCCTTTCTTCCGCTACCCGTTCCAAAGCGATACGGTGAGTTAGGGGCTTTTCTACTGCTAAGAGAACCCTTAACGCCGAGATCTACAAACTTCCAATATTCGGCCCCTTTAAAAGTAAAGGCTAGAAACACGGTATCCTTTGGCTCTACTATATCTACCTCCGCCTTCATAGAATCCCGAAGCCGTCCGGTAACGTTCTTCTTGTTCCGGGCTAGTCGAATTCTAGCGCGACGGATAATCTCTTTACCCGTGGCCTTGAGTTCGTCCACGGTGTTATCCATCGGTACGGCTACCCCTCCTATGAAAATCGAATCATTCATGCGAAGGGATCAATACAAAGGTTATTCGTATTCGGAACCGAGAGGCGAACCGATGCAACCCAACCCGTTAAGATGTTATCGAATCTCCCGGTAAAGGCTTGGCAATTAACCGGCATCTCTATAATGTAATCGGATCCGACATCGGAGGCACTCGATACACTCTGATGGAATTGATTGATTAGATCGTGCAAGGTTTGTAACGTGTCGCTCGTGGCTTGGGCGTGTTGGGTTTCTCCGCTCTTCTCTATATCGGCTACGAGGATATCAAGCGAATAGATTAGCGCGCCGCGTTCTATTGAAGCCTCCCCGATATCGGCAAAGCAAAGCGGGTAATCCGTGGCCCCTAGTTTGTTTAGGTCTACCTCGCTCATCTCTCCCGATTTGAAGGATCGGATAAAGTAGTTAGATAGTGATACAGTTTCGAGAATGTCGAGGAGTTCTTTGACGGTTTTCATTATGGTACGTTTATAGATTGGCTTGTTCGTTGGTCTTGTTGGTACGCCAAGAAGGAAAGAGCCACGTTAATAGGGAGCCTTTCCACCGTTTCGACTTTGGTAATGTCTTCGCCCGCCAACGCAACGATGACGGCAAACCATCCCCATTTATCGGCGATAGGCCCGCCTTCTCCTCCGTGGAATAATTGGCTAAACTGCTTTGCAATTTCAGAGCGACGGACAAAAAAAAACCGAGCGCGCCGAGAGCGAGCGAAGCCGGGGCCTCTTTAAATATGGCTCCCCTATCTTCTCCATCGTAGGGTTCTATCTTATAAAAGCCGGCGTGTTCTTCTATAACCGGACGGTAGAGTATTCCGCATATTGTGGGAAGGTGCTTGTTCGTGTCTTGGGTTAGCATCTCTAAATCTGCGAACTCCCCTACAGTTACTTTAGCTAGGTTAGGATGGAACCCGTAACGTATGCCGTCGAGTTCTATAAACTTCATAAATTCCGCATCTTCGGAGCCTTCCAGTATACCGGCTAGGATTCCAACGATCTTCACTAGATCGGCATTCTCCATATTGAGGATATCCTTTTTCGATAGCCCGCACGCAATACGGAGAGTATCCGCCATCTGTTCTTTTGGCTCTTGATCTTCCGGTAGGTTTGAGAGTTCCATATACTGCCCTACGGTAATATCGGCTAACGTCTCCGGAACGGTTATTCTTCTCTTCACGATATAAAGTATTTTCCTCGCTTGTTTGTTGCTAGGTGATTTTGACATACATAACGGGCGGCATCTATTGCGTGATCCCATCCGCTGCTTTCGGGCCTGTTTACTTGTTGCCCGTTCTTATCGGTCTGCCATTTGTAATTCCTTAACTCCTTAATCAGATCGGGCGAATCATTGGTAACGTGTAGGCGATGCCGTCGTAGGATATCGATACCCATACGTACCGAGTCCGGGCCTTTAATTGCACCCCGTATAGAGAAGCCAAGGCGGGAGAGTTCCTCTATAGATTTC